TAACAATAACTCTACGATAGTAGACGTTAGTATCATACTCAAGAGTAGCTGTTGCTGAAGCAGCTGTGATGCCTTTAGCGAATGGGTTAGGTGCCATTCCATAGCGTGTCTTAAATCCAATCTTTGGTTGGAAGTTTGCAGGATCAACTGCACGAACCATTTGGAGAGGAACATAAGGACAGTAGAATAAACCAGCATCGAATGCATTTGCTCCTTTATATCCAACAGTCATGTAGTTGTTGGTAACATAAGGATCAACATAAACACGAACTCGTCCGTTTAATACACCAGCAAATGTATTGCCTGTGTCGTCTACTTCAAGGTTGTTGCTGTTGAGAGCAGGTGTGTAATCAAGTACACCAGCCATCTGGAGAGCAGAAGCTACATCAGATGAACAGATGATGATATTACCTTTGCCTCTACGAGTATCTTTAGCAATTTGATTGGCTTCACGCTCGATTTGGAACATTAAACCTTTGAACTTTTCAACCATCCAACGACCGTTAGAATCTGTATCAAGATCAAATACACCAGCTGTTGTTGTACCAGTATTAGCACCACGAACAGCAACGACGTTGATCGAACGAACAACTTCGCGATTAATCTCAGCTAGAATCTCTGTTGTAAGGATGTTTGAAAGTTCTGTCTCTGCATCAAGACCATGAATTGCTTTTAAGTCTTGTGCTAGTTCCATTGTGTACTCAGCTTTTAGAGCACGTGAACGAGCAGTTACAGTTACTTTATCAATTGAGAAGCCCATTTCTGGGAATGCGTTACCACCAGAATCACCCAATGCTTCAGCAGTCGATGTTGACATACCTTCAGCAAAGTTGTATCCGTTAGCTGGTAAGTTAGCTGTGTTGCCGTTTGCACCACCAACTGCAGTACCTGTATGAGCATTACCCAATTGAGTACCGCCACCCTTGACTGTAGTAAATGCAGTGTTTACTTCGTTATAGAATGTCTCACCATTGAGTGCTGTGCTGTTAGCATACTTAGCACGCATTGCAAAAATAAGGCCTGTAGGACCTGTCATTGGCTGAACGCCGCAAACATCATAGGCCATAAGGTTAGGCATTGCACGACGAACCAAGCTAATAAGAACTGGATCGAAGTTAGATACACCACCAGTACCTACGCTGTTGATAGGTGCTTCTGTAAGGAATTGACCACCAGCAATACTGCCGGCTTCTCTTAGCGCACGCTCTGTATTTTCAAGAACGGTTGCTGTTACGTTACGCTTGTGGAGGTCCTTAATCGAAGGTAGATCCTCGTGATCAAGAACTGGACCCCATTTAGCTTGAAGTTCTTCAGTTACATACATTTGTGTTTCCCCTTGTTATTATTCAGGTTATTTTTATTTATAATAATTATCTTTTTACAGTTCTTGACAAAGCTGAAACGTAAGCACTGACTGATGGATCAACGTTTACTTTCTTTGTCTGCTCCTCGTTGGACGCTAGAGCTTCTTCTTCAACTTCTTCAAACAATTGCTTGGTTGAAGTTACTGAAGGGAAGTAGTTCTCCTTAACAATCTCCAATTTTTTCTTGAAGTTTTCTGGAGTGTCAAAGTCAACACCTTCGGCTAAAGCTGCTAGCTTCTCAATCTGAGTCGCAGCAAGGCCTTCGGATACATCAGCGAGGATCTTTTCACGAGAGTTCTCACTAAGTTGGCCTTTGAGTTCGATGTTTTCTTGCATCAAGCCATTAAGCTTTTCTTCAAGTTCATCAACTTTACTAGCCATCTCACCAAGTACATCTACTTTATCTTCTGGAATCTCAATATAATGCTCTTGGAAAAGAGACTTCAGTCCATTGATAAAGCCCTCTGTGATTTCTGTTTTGATAGACGATTCGATAGCAACCTGGTTTTCTTGCATCCATTGCTCTGCAGCATAATTCATATACTGATCGAGTTTTTCTACCAATTCTGTTGTAAGAGATTTGAAATCTTCTTCTAGCTTCTGCTCATATTCTTCTTCTAATCTTTGTACTTCTTCTTGTAATTGAGCAGATACCGCAGCTTCGAAAATAGTTGTTGCTTTAGTACGAAAATCTTCTGAAAGATCTTCACCTTTGAAGATTGCATCAATATGTTCTTTCATCGAAGAAGACGCAGCACTAGGTTTAGCAGCAATGGAACCTTTATTGGAAGCAGAAGCATCACCAGTAGGTTTAACATTGCTATCTGTTGGTGTAACTTCAGTTGGTGTATTTCCTGGGTTCTGACCTTTCTCCATTGATTCGCTGTTACGCTTGTCCGAAGTTCGAGTTGGTGTTTGGCCACCATGAGGATCTGCTGTTTGAGATACCCCAGTAGCACCACCACCAACTTCTACCTTCTCCTCTATATTCTTTTGCTCAGAGATCACAGATTTA